ATTGGGCTCCTCGAAGCTATCCAGCGATCAGGTATCCAAGCAAAGCCAGTTCCACCGGTTGGGCTGTGCTCTATGGCTACGATGGACAACCAACGATCGACAAGCTCAAGGAATTGACGTCTGAGAAAACCGTGTTGGTTGCTCAGCCGGTGCAAACGATTCAAGCACCGGCGGCGATGTCACATTCTGACATGGTGAGCCTGCACAATAGCCTGCATGGCGGCGGGTCGTGGACGTGGCCTGGCGATCTGGCGAACCATCTTCAGCAGGCTCATGGAGTAGCAACGGGAGGAAACGCACCTGCCAGCGGTGCGTTTTTTCAGCATTACGGAGCGCTTCCAATCACCAGTCAACGCTATTCTGTTCGATCTGTTTCACGGGGGCCAAGTTACCGTGTCAGGTCGAGCTATTCGGCTCGCGCGTCCTGTCCTACCTGTCCCCGTTAGGAAACCAGACCACATCGAATGGCAGTTTCGAGAACCAGTGAAAGTCAGCACACCCGGACCAGATTCACAGATCAGCGTTGTGAAGCAATACAAAGACCGAATTGAGTTTTCCGTCTGGCCTTGGGCAAACATCCGAATCGAGTTTCAGCCATGACGTTCACAAAAACAGAAATTGAAAGCCTGACAAAAGCGGCGATTGCAGAATGGAAGTGTGAGGAAGTGCCGTTTGGATATGGCTCAGGCAAAGAACCTAAGCACATTCGCAAGACACGAAAAACGATCGAGACAGTTGCACCGCGATTCTTCACGGCAATGAACTCACGGAATCCACCGAAAAACGAAAACGAAGCCGTCCGGATGGCAATGCCGTTGGGCGCTTGGCTACTGGCATTCATCATCAAAACGGTAGCCGAAGAGGTAATTCGCTGGCTCTATAAACGCACACAGAACTAGCATCAGGAACCATTGAAGGGAGGTGATCCCGATCTATGGTGGAGTGAAATAAAAAAGCCCCGTCAGTGTCTCCGGCAAGATCGACTGACAGGGCCTCAGGACGTCCGGATAAGTAATCGAAACAGCACCGCAAAGCCGGACAGGAATTATGTGGAAAATCGAAGATCAGACACAGGAAACACTCAGGGAAATGTTGCAGGAAATGCCGTCCTGCTACTTAATCAGCGGCGCATCAGGAGAGATCTACTGGGCGAATTCAGCATTCCTGCAGTGGTCAGGGTATTCATCCATCGGTGAACTGCAGAAAACTGGGTGGCAAAAACTGAGTGTCGAAGGTGCAGACCTTCAAGCGGATTTGGAAGCCGCTTCAGAAATGCGACGAGGGGTTGTGCGTGAGTACACGATCAGCAAGCAGTACATCCCCAAAGGCGGTAAGCCTGAATGGGGGCAATTGTTCGTTCAGAGAAAACCGGCGATCGGTGAGTTTCAGTTTGCCGTTTGTTGCTGGTCACCGTTAAAAAACGGAACAGCAACAGCCTTCAGTTTGGCGATGGAGCGGTGTGAAAAAATACAGGAACAGATTAAGGAAATGAACCAACACATCAGCACCTTGACGACACGAACAGAAGAAGAAAACTGGATCAACAGCTCAATACGGATGTGTATGAAACATCCGAGAATGGCTCTTGGGCTGCTTGTCCTGATGCTGAGCGTGTTCGGGCTTAATAACGTTCTGGAATTGTTTTCGAAGGTTGGTCTGGTGCATCTGCCAGCGGTGGAGCAAAAGGCGGCACAAAAAACGACTCATGTGGAATACGATGGGCCACGATGGGTGGCTGTAGGGAATAAATAATGAACGGATACCAGAGAGCACAAGCACTTGGATTGACAGGAACGCCAGCGGAAATCGTTGCAGCGCTAAAGGCGATTCCGCTGCATCACCAGAACGTCTACATCACCGGCGGACCTGCGGACACGGAATCTGTCAACCTGTTGCACCTGCTCACGGCTCGCCATGCTGTGATGACTATGGGGTCGACTCAGCAATGGCAAGGCTCGCTGATCGACCTTGAAGGGTCAAACGGGACTGTTGCTCAGATCATGTCATTGCTTCGGCCACACCTGCAGGTTAATGACACGATGGTCTATTGTGCGGCATCAGAAGACGCAGCCACAATGCTCAACGCACTCAGTCAGGTTGTCGGAACCCTGACCGGGAAAACGTCTCAGGTGCTCGCGGAAGTGGCTCTTCTGAGCGGTGGCCGGATTGGTGCTGATTACGACTCGCTCACCGTTGAACAGTACAACGCACAAAAAGCTGAGGCTGAGGCTGAGGCATCAAAAGACGCGCTTCGATCGCAACTGCAGACGTTGCGTCAGTCGTTCGATGCAAAGTGCAACGTCGCTCTGGAGAATATTAGGCTCGGCAGTATCACAGATTACGCTGGTCTCGTTTCCGCTGTTCAGGTCGGAGGGTGATCCGTGACAGTGCCAGCATTTGTAGCCTCAGGAGTCGAAGCGTCTGGTGTCGGTGACATCACGCCTGCGCTGCCGGCTGGTTGGGCTGCAGGGCACTTACTATTACTTGCGGTCGAAACAGCAAATCAGGCTGTCTCTGCTCCTGCAGGATGGACTGAAACAACCAATTCCCCACAATCGACGGGAACTGCTGGCGGAACGTCCGCAACACGTCTGCACGTGTTTCAGCGAATCGCTCAGTCTGGTGATACTGCTCCTACCGTCGCAGATTCTGGTGACCATCAGGTCGCATGGATCACAGCATTCTCTGGAATCGACGCGACAACGCCAGTTCTTCATTCTGCAGGCAGTGTGCTGTCGTCTGCAGGTCAAACAGGAACGGCGACTGGGTTCACGACGACGGTTGCCGATTGCCTCATCGTAATGATTGGCACTCATGCCGAAGACTTGAACGACGACGCAGCCTGCGCCGTTGCCAATGCGAATCTGACTTCTGTGACGCTTCGTAAAACGTTCAATTCAACTGCTGGAAACGGCGGTTGCATGGTTGTTGCAACTGGTGTCAGAGCAGCAGCGGGAGCGATTGGTTCCACGACGTTCGAATGGACCAACAACGCTGACGGACAGCCAATCAGTAACGTTCAGGCGATGCTCATTCTGGCATTGCAGGAAACCGTCGCAGCCCCGACGCAGGTTTACGCAGTTGCATCCGGAAATAGCAATGCTGGTGCAACGTGGAGCACTGGAAGCGTGCCGACATCTACGCAGGACGTTTTCGCAAACGGGTTCACCGTCACGGTCAACGCGTCCACTGAGTGGAAATCTGCGAACACAACAGCGGGAACCACAGCGGTTGCTGGTGGTGGTTTCACACTGTCAAACGGTGTGACGTTGACGCTCAATGGTGGTTCTGGAAACGCGACGGCTGGCAGCACAACGTGTATCACATATTCAGGAACGTCAGGAAATTCAGCGACACTTATCGGCAACCCAGTTGGTTCGGCTACAACCGGGTCTCGTTATGGTGCTACGAACACGAGCTCCGGGACGTTAAACATCACTGGTAATCCAACCGGAGGAGCGGCAGCGAGTGCTTTCGGCGTACTCAATAACTCTACTGGAACTGTGAACGTCACAGGAAATCCAGCAGCTGGCGCAGGTTCAGCGGCGTCAGGTACGCGAAATGCCTCCACCGGGAACCTGAATATTACTGGAAGCATGACAGCGCCGTCTTCTTCGGGCATGGCTGCATACTGGGCTGCGGGTGGAGGCACGGTGACGGGAAACATCACCGGCGGTTCTGGCTCAAGTTCTTCCGGACTTCAAAACGCTGGGTCTGGAACTGTAAATGTCATTGGAAACGTCACCGGCGGCTCTGCAGCAAGTGCTGTCGGTGCTCTCAATTCAGCATCCGGAACAATTACAGTGAGCGGTAATTCTACCGGTGGCAGCAACGCTACAGCATACGGAACCAGTAACACTGGAACAGGTACGCTGACGGTTGCTGGGAAAGCAATTTCGGCTACTGCGCCCGGAATCAATGGTGCGACGACAGCAACACTGACCAGCGTAGGCGCTGCGGAAACCGGAGCGGATTGCATTGCGCCGCTTAACGGCAAGGTAGTGTTTGCGAGTCTTACAGCAGCAACCTACGGCATTCGGAACGCAGCGGCGACTCTCGGAACATTAACGGCTAGTGGTGGATCTGGTGTCAGTTTAGCATTCAGGCAAAAGGTGATTTCGTGAGACCAGCGATCCTTCACATCAACGGCATCCTTTACTGGACAATCAGAACATACAATCCTGATACGTCAGTGCTGAAAGACGCCGATTCAACGCCGACTGTCGCAGTCCGAAAGAACGGATCCTCAACGGGTGATTCTGTGACGATCACAAAACGATCTGCGACCACTGGAATATACGATTGCTCATACAATCCATCGGGTGAGGTGGAAGGCGATGAGTTCATTTTTGAGGAGTCTGCCACTGTCACCGGCACAACAACAGCGCAGGCAACATACTCCTTTGCGTGGTCGTTGACGGTGACGGCGATTGAACGAGGAACTGATTCTGCAGCACTTGCAAGCGGTGTGACAGTGTCGGCTATCGCAAACAACGCAATTACAGCGGCGTCGATTGCAGCGGACGCAGGAACGGAAATTGGGGCAGCGGTGCTGACTGCTCTCGGGACTGGCACTTGGGCCACGGCGATCACGGACAAAACTAACAACCTTCCGACAGACCCGGCGGATCAGTCTGCTGTAGAGGCTGCAATTACAGCTGCTGCGGCGGCAATTCGAGGCACGGACAACGACACGTTGGAAACGCTCAGTGATCAGATTGATGGGCTGGGAACTGGCGGGCTGACCACAGAACAGGCTGATACTCTCGATGCGATTTATGACTTCACATCAGGGATTTCTGGGGATCAGATCAGCGTCGTTGGGCCGGTGTCATCTGGTGGTGCAATCGAACTCATTCTCGGCAAGGATTACAAGGTCGCGTCTGAATCAGAGCTCACCATTGCAGTCACTGACACTGGTGGTGCTTTGCATGCTGACCTGACGAGTGGAACGCTTGCAGCGTCAAAAGCATTCGGGGCAAGCCGTGAAAACGGTGAAGCAGTAATTACTGGCACGGTTTACAGCACCACCTATGCAACAAACGTCCTGACAATCAAGGTTGAGGTAGATGCTGATCAACTGCCTGACAGCTTGCCACTAGCCAATGATTGGAGATACCAGATACATCGGGTAACGAGTAGCGGTGACAAGGTCGTTGTTGTGAGTGGCCAGCTTACAACCAGTATGAGAACGGTATGATATGCCAAGAGCACCAAAGGTCTTCAAGCAGCAGCAGGCACGAAGGCAGCGTGAGCAGTATCGTGGCACGAAGCAGGAACGTGGTTATGGTGGTGAGTGGGAACGAATCAGCAAGCTCAAGCGTCAGCAGTGTCCAGTGTGTGAGGTTTGCAACGACGCGACAGCAGACGATGTTGACCACATAGTTCCATTCAATGGTGTGAACGATCCTTTGAGAACGGAATGGTCAAATCTTCAGTCGATCTGCAGACGCTGCCACAATGGCAAAACGCGACGGCAGTCTTAGTAGGCTGCCATAATGTGCATAGGGGGCGAAAATGTTGGAACTAAGTAAACACCAGAACCGCACAACTCTCGTCCGTATTTTTCCGCAATATTTTTGAGTTTTCAAAATGGGTAGACCACGGAAGCCGACAAACCTGAAGATTCTTCATGGTGATTTCGCCAAGGATCCGCAGCGGCGAAACCATCTTGAACCAGAGCCAGAACCAGCAAAGCCGACTTGCCCAGCGTGGCTCATCGGAGATGCTCGAGCTGAGTGGAAACGGGTGACCGAAGAACTGTTTTCAATGAAGGTACTTACCGCTCCTGACCGAGCGGCCGTAGACGCGTACTGTGCCATCTATGGTCAATGGCGTGATGCGTTAAGGCTGGTGAAGAAGCAGGGGATGGTGCTCGAGTCTGAGCACGGATCGTATGAGAACCCGGCTTCAAAGATTGCAGCCCGATGTGCTGACCAGATTCATAAATACCTGTGTCAGTTCGGACTGACTCCAGCAAGCCGTTCACGCGTGAATGTGACGCAGCAAACCGCACCAGTGAGAATGAGACGCACACGAGGATGAGGCGAATCGACAAGACTACCCGCAAGTGGATTCGCAATGAAGCCGACGAGAAAGCGGCGTTCAACGGATGCCGCATGGACGAAGCGAGGGGCCAGTTTGTTGTTGATTGGGCAAGAGATAATTTGGTTCTGTGGGAGGGCGAGTGTGCAGGTCAGCCGCTGATTGCCAGCGACTGGCAATATGATTGTGCCATGCGGTTGTTTGGATGGGTCAAAAAGTCGGAGCGGTGGAAACGTGAAATTCGGCGTTTTCGAGAAGCCCTGATCGGCAAACCAAAGAAAAACAAGAAGTCCCCGACAGTCGCATGGTGGATGCTTTACCTTCTGGACGGCGACGGCGAGCCAGGGCAAAACTGCTACACGGCAGCGAAAGACGGCCAGCAAGCTCGAATCGTTCAGGAGCACGCAATCAAAATGGTGCAGGCGTCGCCAACGCTCGCGCAGTACATGCGGATCAATAAAACAGATTTTTCGATATCGGTCGACGAAACCAATTCGAAAATGAAGGTTTTGAGCAGCGATAACGCCGCCAGCCAGAAAGCAAAAGAAGGTCTCAACGGCTCGTGCTCAGTCGACGAATTACACGTTGTTGATGAGGCTTTCATGAAGCGTATCACCAGAATGGGGATTTCCCGGTCTGAACCTATGGTGATTCAGGTGACGACGGCTGGCGATGATCCGATGAGTTACGGAAAGCAGAGATACGACTACGGCCAGCGGGTCAACTCAGGAGCATTCGACAACGAAACGTTTTTCTTTGATTGGCACGAAGCACCACCAACGCTGACGGATGACGAGCTCTCAAAGGATCCTGTCCGATATGGTAAGCTTGCGAATCCAGCATGGGGACACACGGTTGGCGAGGAAGAATACATTGCTGACTTTAAGAGCTGCGATACTCCCAGCAGCCTCAGAACGTTCAAAATGTATCGTCTGAATATCTGGCAGCAGTCGTCAAATCCTTTTCTGCAGTCACACGACTGGAACGCATGTCAAGACGCTACCTCATGGGATCGGCTGGCAGAATTGCCATGCTGGGCTGGTCTCGATCTGTCCAGAACACGCGACCTGTCTTCGTTGTGTCTGTGTTTCAAAGAATCTGACGACTGTTTGCACTTTCGCTGGTGGTTCTGGATGCCGGAAGAGACCGCTAAAGCCAGAGCATCAGCAGCACCGTTTGTAGACTGGGCTCACGATTCACGAGCTCAACTGACTTTGACGGACGGAGATTGGATCGATTACGACTACATCTGGTCGACATTATGCGAAGTTCAGAAACGTTTCCGAGTGCAGAAACTGCTATACGACAAGCGTTTCGCAGACTATCTTATACAGCGTGTGATGCTCGGAGAACGCAACAGCGACTGCACGTGGAAACATGAGCCGGCAGAATACCAGATCGAGGATTGCCATCAGGGACCGGCGACACTTTCAGAACCGATCGAAGAATTTGAAAAACTGGTCATCAGCCATCGTTTACATCATGACGGAAACCCGGTCGCAGCGTGGCAGGCCAGTAACGTGACACGAGGCCGAAACGGATTGCTGTGTAAACCTCATGGAAAGGATGACGTGAGAACCATTGATGGCATGCAGGCGGCTGTCATGGCTCTTGCTGGAGTGGAAAAAGGGGAGGCTACTTTCGCCTATTCAACACCAGATTCCGGTGTTGTTCTTTTCTGAAAGATAACTCATGGAATTCGGCGTTTCTGAAATCGTCTGCAATCCGCTTCCGGTCGGTTCCGGCCTGACAAATCTGTCTGCACGTGACGCGCAGGGCTGGGAAGTTGTTGGAGG